TATTTAGAAAACTATCAACGAGCTTTATCTTCTAGGGACTGTGAAAAGTTCGTAGAAGGTGAAGCTGACGTTGTAGACTTTGAAAAGATTATCAACGACTTTGCCCTACTGCGCAACAAGTGGTTGGGTATTATCAAAGCACTTGATCAGAAACAATGGCATTTAAGCAACATTGTTAAACTACGAGTATCTGGATTAGAAGACGCATCATTATGAAAATAGGCATTTTAGGTTTAGGGTATGTGGGATCAGCAGTAGCATGGACACATCGATATCACGAAGTCATTGCTCGTGATCCTAAGTTAGGAGACAAGTCTGCATCCTTAGAAGAAATTAAAACCTGTGATGCAATCTATGTGTGTGTTCCAACCCCAATGTTAGAAGATGGTCATTGTGATGATAGTTTTGTAAAATCTGTACTAGCAGAGCTGGCAGACTATAATAGGATTATTATTTGCAAAAGCACAGTACCGCCCGGAGTGTACGCTTATCTTGAAAGCAAGTATCCCAACATTGTCCATGCTCCAGAGTTTCTAACCGCCGCAAATGCAACTGCTGATTATGAATCAGCAACATGGGTGCTAGTAGGTGGAAAATCTGAAAATGTTGAGAAGGCAATAGAAATAATCTCTGCAAGTTCAATCGCTGCAACCCACTATCATCGAACAACCATCACAACAGCATCATTGTTTAAATACTTGGCTAATTCGTTTATGGCTACAAAAGTAACATTCATGAACGAGTTTTATCAATTAGCCCAACATTTTGATGTTGACTGGCAAGACATTAAAAAGATAGCAACTAATGATTCTAGACTAGGTCATACTCATTGGGATGTGCCAGGCCCCGATGGAAAGTTTGGCTTCGGCGGTGCATGTTTTCCTAAGGATGTGGCAGCAATAGTAGAACACGGCCTAGAATTAGGCATTCACCTAGAACTCTTAGACCGTGTAGAAACTCTTAATAAAAAACAAAGAGGTTATTGATTCGTTAGTTGTCTAGCAATATAGTCTTCTAACTTGTTGATTGAATTCCAACCAAATACTCTCTTAGTTTTTTCTATGTTGGCTAGAGTTATATAGGCTTCTCCTAACCTAGGTTCAACTAAGACGGTCTCATCGGAAATCATTGCTGCTAATTCAAGTACAGAATGATTTGTGCCTGATCCTACATTAAAAACTTCTCCGTAATGATCGTGATGGTCAGTTTCCATAGCTAGAATATTTGCTTTTACAACATCACTTACATGTGTAAAGTCTCTTCGTTGCGTTCCGTCCGGCACAATGGTTAGTTTTTCATTAGCTTTTTTCTGTCTTAAAAATAAACCCACAACTGGAGCGTACGGTCCTCTAAGAGGTTCTCTCTCACCGTACACATTAAAATATCGAAAAATAACTGTTTTTAAACCAAATAAAGTTGTATACATTGTACACAATTTTTCACCTGAAATTTTTGATACGGAATACGGGTTAAGGCAGTCGTCGGGCATGTCTTCTGATAATGGAGGAATATTTTTAAGACCGTAGCCTGAAGAAGTTGAAGAATACATGACTTTTTTCACGCCGGCTTCTCTAGAACATTGCAAGACGGTACCGGTACCTAATGTATTAGTTTTTAGAGCTCCTAGCGGATTAATAATTGTAGGTTGAATTCTTGATTCAGCAGCACAATGAAAAACATAGTCAACCCCTTGATATAGATCTTTTGTATTTTCATAGTCAACAATATCCAATTTATGATATTTTGCCAGTGGATTATAATAAAAAGAGTCATGTACCATTGATGTTTCGGCATCAATTACAATTACCTCGTGCCCTTTTTCAATTAACTTATCAACAATATGTGAACCAATGAAGCCTGCGCCACCTGTTACTAACGATTTCATGTATTACCTCTAAAATTTTATTTATTCCAATTATATACACAGATAAATATCTGCATGAAAAAGATCGTTTTAATCACTGGAGGATTTGATCCTCTACATTCTGGGCACATTGCCTACTTCAAAGCAGCTAAAGCGTTAGGAGACATCCTTATTGTTGGTGTTAACTCAGATGCATGGTTAACACGCAAGAAGGGATCTCCTTTCATGCCCTACAAAGAACGTGCCGAAATCGTGCGAAACATCGTAGGAGTAGATTTTGTTATAGATTTTGATGACAGCGATAACAGTGCTAAACGTGCTATTTGGATGGTACGTCAAAGTTACCCCAATGATAAAATTATATTCGCCAACGGCGGCGATAGAACAGATAAAAATATTCCAGAGATGGATATTCAAGATCAAAATCTAGAATTTGTGTTTGGGGTTGGCGGATTTAACAAAGCTAACTCTAGTAGCTGGATACTGCAAGAATGGAAGGCTCCTAAAACAGAAAGACAATGGGGTTACTATCGTGTACTACACGAAGTGTCTGGTATGAAAGTCAAAGAACTAACTGTAAATCCCGGATGTAGTTTATCGATGCAACGTCATAATCTACGTGCCGAATATTGGATTGTCAGTGAAGGTGAGGCTGTGGTCAACAGAGCAACGCCGTTGAATTTTGAACTACCGCCTGCAATGTTAGATAAACATGACCAACTGCATGTTGCGGTACAAGAGTGGCATCAACTTACTAATCCCCACAACCACCCATTAAAAATTGTAGAAATACAATACGGTGAACAATGCGTTGAAGAGGACATCGAACGAAAATGAAAATTTTTGTAGGATATGATATTAGAGAAGATATTGCATTTCAAGTCTGCGAACACAGCATATATAAACACCAACCTCAAGCACAAGTCATGGCGTTGAAACAACAAGATCTTAGAAAGAGCGGTATCTACACCAGAGATATCGATCCGTTGAGTTCTACAGAATTTACCTTTACAAGATTTTTAGTTCCTTATCTTACAAACTATCAAGGCTGGGCGGTTTTTGTAGACTGTGATTTTGTTTTTGTCGACGATGTTGCTGAACTGTTTAAACAGGCCGATGACAAATATGCAGTGATGGTAGTCAAGCATGACTACACTCCTAAAGAAGGTCTAAAGATGGACGGATGCAAGCAACTGCCCTACCCAAGGAAAAATTGGAGCTCGGCGATTTTATGGAATTGTGCTCATCTATCTAACAAACAGATAACCCCTGATGTAGTAAATTCTCAAACAGGTCAGTATCTACATAGATTTCAATGGCTAGATGATTCAGAAATTGGAGATTTAGCCCCAGAGTGGAATTGGTTAGCAGGTTGGTATCAAGAACCACAGGACGGCATGCCCAAAGCCATACACTACACCGAAGGCGGCCCTTGGTTTAAAGAATATCGCCGTTGTGAATATCACAAAGTATGGAAACAAAATCTACGTGAGATGCTGAAATGATATTTCTCAGCAAAGATGGGAAAGACCCATACATTAATATGTTTGCACAAGGATGCAAAACCAAGATAACGTCAACCGAGAATTTTAATTATAACGATGGCACTGACTCGATTGTGTTAAGAGGTATCCTTAAGAAAAAATGGATGCACCAATGTTGGGAAGATGCTAGAACTTTTTACTATATGGACACAGGATATTTTGGCAACGAAAGAACTGATTCAAATCCCAACGGATGGAAATATTGGCATCGTATAGTAAAGAACGATCTGCAACACGGCGAGATCGTTCCAAGAAAAGATGATAGATTCAAACATTTTAATAAAACGTTTCAGCCTTGGAAGAAAGATGGCAGAAAGATACTAGTGGCAAAGCCAGATGAAAAACCCATGCGATTCTATGACTACGATCTAGATATTTGGTTAGAACATACAATAAATGAGATAAAAAAATACACAGATAGGCCTGTGGTAGTTAGAGAGCGGGCACCTAAAAGATTAGATAGAACTGTTAACGACACACTAGAGCAAGCCCTCAATGATGATGTATTTGCGTTGGTTACATTCAACAGTGTGGCGGCTACAGAAGCTGTATTCCACGGAATACCTGCATTTACCCTAGCACCAGCTAATGCAGCCAGTCCCGTTAGCCTACAAGATCTATCTAAAATAAATGAACCTTACTATCCTGATCAAGATAAATTATATGCATGGGCCTGCCACTTGTCATATGGTCAATTTCATAATTCAGAATTAAGAAACGGCAAGGCCTTGGAGATGCTACAACATGCATGAAGAACTATTCAGACAATCAATCCCAGGTATGCCACCCTCAGTTTTTCGAGGAGTAGTCAAGAGAAAATACATACAACAACACTGGAAAGATAACAAAGATTTCTATTACATGGATACGGGATATTTTGGAAATTTTATAAGTCCTGGTAATCCCGGCGGTAAAAAACTATTTCATAGAATAGTTAAAAATGATGTGCAAAAACATTGGTTAGAAAAATATCCCAACGATCGTTGGCAAGAAATTTGTAAAATTGATCCTAGATATGGTTGGAAGGGTTGGAAGAAAACAGGTAAAAAGATTTTAGTCATCGTACCAAATAGAAAATCTTGTGTATTTTACGGGTACGATAGTGATCCATATATCAACGGTGAAAAACCTTGGTTAATGAACACCATAGAAACTATAAAAAAACACACAGATATGGAAATAATCATTAGAGAAAAAGGAAGTAGGTCGGCACGACAACATCATTCGATATTTGATGCTCTAGACGAAGGTATATTTGCTACTGTAGCATTTAATAGTATAGCAGCATTAGAGTCAGTTATATATGGTATACCGTCGTTTGTCGCTGTACCATGTGCAGCATCTCCCCTGGCCCTAACGGATCTTGGACAAATATCTACTCCATTCTATCCGGACGAATCTTTGGTGCAACAGCACTGTGCATCGTTGGCCTACGGACAATTCACCGGTGAGGAAATAGCCAATGGCACAGCATGGAAGTTATTAAACAAATGAAATTATTAGTTAACGATAGTGAAATAGCAAGATATCTTATTTCCTTGATAGATCTCAAAGAAATTTGCAGTCAGCATAAAATTCAATCTATAAATGTACAAGAAGCAATAAATTTTATTATTGAAAAAAGAGATCATCATAAATTTGATATTAACAAATTTAGAGATAAATTCAAAGAAAAATTATATCGAGGAAATTTAGCAGATGTAAATGACTGGGCTAAAGCAGTCAAAGGAACTTTGAATAATTATAAATCAAATCATTTTACAAAAATTCGTGACCATGTGGAATATTTTATAGACAAGTTGGGCGAAAAAAATATCATAGACGGATATGTTAACAGCGATCATCAATATTTTATCAAAACTGTAGGCATGCAACTTGATTCTACAGCTACCATGATACGTAGAAAAGATTTTAAAGATATCTACGAAGATTGCCTACTGAGAAATACCGGAGGTAATGAAACTATTTTAGTTGACAAAATTGATAGTAATTTACCTTTTTGGTTTATCGATAGCGGCTACACTAATTTTATAGAGCCAAATAAAAAATGGCACAGACTGGTAAGGAATCATTTACATTTTAACACGCATTTCGATGCACCAGTTGATAGACTGAAATCTTTTAAAAGTTTTCCATTGCCGTGGCGTCATGATGGTAAGGCAATTTTAATTGTAGAGCCGGGAGAATTTGCAGCCGGAATATTTCACACAAATGCTGAAACATGGGGACAAGAGGTAGCAGCTGAGCTTAGAAAATACACAGATCGACCTGTAGAATTTAGATCTAAAACAAATAAAAAAACTAGAAAAAGTCTGTACCAGCAACTGTTAACCGGAGACTATTACTGTACAATAAGTATTAATTCCAATAGTGCCATTGAATCTATTTGGGCCGGAGTTCCGGCAATAACATTAGATAAGCATGTAAGTAATATTGTTACTAGAAATTCTCTATCTCAAATCAATGATCTGTATTACGGGCCGTTGGGTAATTGGTTGGCATGGCTAAGTTATTGTCAATTTACGCATGAAGAACTAATGGACGGTTCCGCACTCGGTATTATTAAGGAACATTACAGTGTCTAATATAACTGCTGTGGCCTATTATGCTGGAATCCCACCTAATAATCACAACATGGAAAAGCCACAGATATTAAATTATTTTTGTCAAGGAGTAGTTGCGTCGGAGGATACCGCAATAGCACACACTGGTGTGAATGCGATTCCTTGTGATGTCGCACTTATACAAGGATTTGTTCACGAACACGGAAAATCTGCACCACATCTACAACTGAGAAAAACCGCAATAGATTTACAAAAGTCTACAAATAAAAGATCTTTGATAGTAGACAGCAATTTATTTCTATATGCAGACAAAGCAAACTCCCTACATTATTTGAGATATAGTTTTGACGGGGTGTTTCCAACGACGGGATTCTATTTTGATCGAGATGTGGATCCTGCTCGGTGGCAGCAGATCAGTAAAGACTTAGGAATTGGGTTACACCCTTGGAGAACACAAGGCAATCATATTTTAATTTGTCTGCAAAGAAACGGTGGATGGAGTATGAGAGGATTAGATGTTATTGAATGGATGAATTCAACTATTTTAGAAATAAGAAGATATAGTAAACGTCCAATTGTTGTTAGAGCTCACCCCGGAGATAAAAAAATTGGTGGGTATCTTAAAGTGAATCACAAAGCAGTATCTTTAAGCGTTAACTCCGATCTTAGAGATGATTTGCGTAATGCATGGGCCACTATAGTTTATAACAGCAGTCCTAGTGTAGCCAGTATTATAGAAGGAGTTCCGGCATTCCTTACAGATCCCCAACCTCAACACAGTCAAAGTGTTGCAGTGGCCAACACTGACATAAGTAGAATAGAAGATCCAATAATGATCGATAGACAGGCCTGGGTCGAGAGATTATCTATGTGTCATTGGAACTTTGACGAGTTAAAATCGGGTAAAGCCTGGCAATTTTTTAAAAAGTATATATGAAAGATTATAAATGGAATGCGGTTTTTAAACCTTTGATAGAAAAATATAAGCCAAAAACATTCTGCGAAATTGGATGTCATGAAGGACTAACATTGAAGTCACTATTACCTGCATCTAAAAATTTAGGATATAAAATTGATTACTTTGGTTATGATGCGTTTGAATTAGCAATAAGACCAACTTTCGAGTACCCAAAAAATCCAATTACTAATGAGATGGAACATAATGGTAAAGAATCTGCATCGTACACTACAATCAAAGAAAGATGCGATAAGTATGTTAAGAACGAATTATTAGAATCTTACAAATTAATTAAAGGTTGGACACACGAAACATTAATTGGTCCGCTGGCATTTGATATGGTTTTTATCGATGGCGGACACTCATACTCTACAGTTAAATGGGACTACGAACAGGTCAAAGATAGTAAGGTAATAATATTTGACGATACATACCCGGAAAAATTTCCAGGGGTAGCTAAATTTATAGAAGAATTAAGAGCTTTGGGAATAAAAATAACAGAACTAATAGAAAAAAATAATGACGGGAAGGTCATTATGCAATGTGCAGTAATTATCAACGAACAGGAAATAAAATGAAAAAACTAAACAACGGCTGGATGGTACCTGATGACGATCAGAGAGTGACATTTTTATTAGAAAATGACACAGATAAGACCAATCCGTCCTATGAGGACAAATATAGAAAACTAGTTATCGAACACTTGCCTAATAAAAGAACTTTTATAGATGTAGGGGCAAACGTCGGCATTTGGAGTTTACCAATGACTCAACATTTTAAAAAGGTTGTATCTTATGAACCAAGTGTACAGAATATCGAATGTATCAAGGCAAATGTTCCTACCGGTATCGAACTAAGAACAAAAGCAGTAGCTGACTTCAATGGTGAAGCTAACTTTCATCAAGCTGGAAAGAATTGCGGTGATGGAAAACTGTGTAGAGAAGGAGTAAAATCGACCTATGTAGTACCTGTAGTAAAATTAGATGATGAAAATTTACAAAATATTGATTTGATTAAAATCGACACACAGGGATGGGAGTTAGATGCGCTAAAAGGTATGCATAACATCATAACAACACAAAGACCGTGGATTATGATAGAAGTCAACGAAGATATCGATCTATGCTGCGACCTAATGGAAAATTACGGGTATGAAACTGTTTATGTTAAAAGCAAACGGAATTTTGTCTGGGCACCAAAGACTGGGCACAACAGTCCTGCAGATACAAGTATTTTAAAAAGATATTTAGGACC